GGAAGAGTGCATCATGATTTTCAAGACCTAGTAGACAAATATTGCAAGTTTAAAGTCATTAAAAACAGAGCAGGAGAAATCTCTCAGGTTGGATTGCAGTTAATGATGGATGAATTAAATGAAGATTATGAGGATTAATGCTTGACAAACACATGAAAATGTGCGATAATAAGTATTAACAATGAAGAGAGATATACTATGATTTTAGTCGATTTGAACCAAGTGATGATATCTAATTTGATGATGCAATTACAAGGAGCAACAAAAGTTGATCCTAATCTTGTGCGTCATATGATTTTCAATTCATTACGAATGTATAAACAGAGGTTTAGTAAGAAATATGGTGATTTGGTTATTTGTTGTGATGACAAGAACTATTGGCGCAAGCAAATCTTCCCACACTATAAGGCATCACGCAAAGATGACCGTGAGAAGTCCTCGTATGATTGGAATGAAATCTTCACTGCACTAAATGAAGTGCGTGATGAGATACGCGAGAACGCCCCTTACAAAGTATTGCAAGTAGAACATGCAGAAGCAGATGATATCATCGGTACAATCTGCCATGAGCATGGGCGCGACTTGGGTGGCGATCCCATTCTCATTCTATCAGGCGACAAAGACTTTCAACAGTTGCAAGAGTATAGTAATGTCGAGCAATTCTCTCCTATCTTAAAAAAGTTTCTCAAGTGCAATGACCCTAAAGGTTACCTACTTGAACATATTCTTAAAGGTGATAGAGGCGATGGAGTACCAAACATTCTATCTCCGGGTGATGTATTCGTCACAGGCGGTCGACAGAAACCTATGAGTAAGAAGAAGATGATTGAATTTATACAGAACCCACCTGTAGACTATGAGCGTTTTAAAGAGAACACTATCCTTGTAGACTTAAAGCAGACGCCTAAAGACATGCAAGCGACTATCTTAGAACAACTAAACAGTGCTATGCAAGGTAGCAAGCGTAAGTTGCTTGACTTGTTTATCTCAAAGCGAATGAATTTGCTGATTGAGAGCATTGAGGAATTTTAATGAAAATACTGACGTTACATGTGCAAGGTCATGATGCAAATGCGACATACTATGATGGTACTGAAGTTAAGTATATATTGCTAGAGAGAGTTAAGCAAGTAAAAAAGTATGCGTATGAACACTATGAATTTGCTAAGATTGCAAATGATTTAAAAGTTCTTAATATTGATTGGCAGAACTTAGATGTATTTGCATTTGATATGTTACAACCTAAAGGCGTTGACTGGGACTGGAAGTTTACTGACGGTCCGGTGCGAGAGGTATCGCAAGATTTAATAGAAGAAGCATTTCCGTTTCTTCCTGTTAGAGCAAAGAAATACTATCGTGTATTACATCACTATGCACACAGAAGATGTGCAGATTGGTTATTTGGTGATACACAGAAAGCACTAGTTATCGATGGTCATGGAGATTACCATGAACATATCAGTGTATTTGACGGAGACAAAAAGACCGTAGAACATGTGTCAACAGAGATGTTCAGTATTGGTAGACTATATGCTCTTGCATCACTATTGTTTATCAGTAATCCTGTCGCTAGACCTGGAGGAACAATCGACCAAGTTGGTAAGTTAATGGGACTTATGTCCTATGGAGAATTTAATGAGAGTTATGCAAAATATCTGCGAAAGTTTTCATTCAAAGAAGTTACCGCACAGATGTATAATAGAGTTTTGTTCGAACAGCATCAATATTTAAAGAAACCTGAATTTATTAGTGAATGCACCCAAGACAGCATAGGCATCACGCCAAACTTTGATGCGATTGATTGGATACACACATGGCAAGAGGTTCTTTTCGATTACATGATAGAATTCTGTAAAGAGCATTTTGATAAGAATGAACGCTTCACATACAGCGGAGGTGTTGCACACAACGTATGTTTTAATGAGAGATTGTCTAAAGAGTTTCCTAATGTGATGATTCCTCCATGCGTGGGTGATGAAGGACTGTCTCTTGGTATGATGCATGAGATAGCAAGCATGAATGACCTTATATTAAGTTTTCCTACGGGTCAGTACACAGATGAAACTTTATATACGCCGTCTAGTGAAACTATAGGCATTATGGCAGACTATATTTCTCACAGTAACATAGTTTGTAACTTTCAAAGTTCATCAGAGATAGGACCTAGAGCATTAGGTCGAAGGTCTATATTCTATCGAACGGATCAGATTAATGTTCCTAAGTTGATGAACATGCGAAAAATCAAAAGTAGAGAGTGGTGGCGTCCATATGGCATCATCATCTTAGAAGAAGAACTGGAGAACTACCTAGATACAAAAACGAAGTCTCCTTACATGCTACATACTGCACAAGTAAAAAACAGAAAAGCACTACAAGGAGTAGTACATGTTGATAACAGTGTTAGATATCAAACAGTCAATGAAGATGATGGTTGGTTGTATGATTTAGTAAAACGAGTATATGAACTGACAGGTACTCCTGCAATAGTTAACACATCACTCAATGCTCAAGATTTTCCAATCGTATATGATGAAGCGCAGATGAAAGAGTATATGCAATTAGTACCTAGTGATATTTTTGTTATTGGTAACGAGATATATGGAAATGAAAAATGATTGAAGACTATGGAACATTACACCGCTTTGGTCCAACTCTGTTTAAAACAGAAATCACCGATGAGTGTTTAGAGAGATTGCAATTTTCGATAAATGTTGCAACAGAAAAGTTCAATCAATCATTAGCAGGTAACATAGTAGATGAACGTGCGCTGAGTATAGATGCTGAGACAGAAAATGAAATCTTAGAGAGATGTGGTTTGTATATGACTAAGATGGCCAAACAACCTTATCATAACTATCCTCATTATGCACACACATCTAAAATAACAGGTATATGGGTTAACTTTCAGAAAGCATTTGAATGGAACCCACCACACTTTCATTCAGGAGACCTATCGTTTGTAATATACATTGATAATCCTATTGACTATGAGTTAGAAGCGAAGCACCCAACGCAAGAAGGTACTTCACCAACAGCAGGAGTAATTAGATTTAGATATGGCGAAGACCATGCTTTGAGCGATAAAGCAATTGATTTTGTACCATCAGCAAAAGAGATGCTAATCTTTCCTTCTTGGTTAGAGCATCAAGTATTCCCATTCACGCAAGAAGGCATCACACGCATTAGTATAGCAGGTAATGTCGATGTGACGAAGCGTATAAATATAGATTAGCAACAACATTCAATAAAGGTGAATTAACAATGAGAAGAAATATTCCAGAAATTTTGACACAAGTAAATGATGCTCAAACCAAAGCAGAGCGTATTCGACTGTTACAATCATACAACCTACGACCGCTAAGAACAGTTTTAGCACTAGCGTTTGATAAGAACATCGAACTAGACCTGCCTGAAGGGGCGCCACCGTTTAAAAGAGACCCTAGAGAACCGATTGGTCTTTCTAGCGCCTCATTATATACTGAGAGTAGACGCTTGGCAAGATGCGCCAAGACAGACCCACTACCTCGCATGAAAAAAGAGATGGTTTTCGTGCAAATCTTAGAAGGTATTCACTATACTGAAGCAGATTTAGTGTGCGCCGCTAAAGATAAAAAGTTGGAAGAGATGTATCCAAACATCACAAGAGAGATTGTACGCAAAGCATTTCCAACGCTACTGACTGATGTACAACCTAATCAATTTACTAAAAAGGATGATGAAGATGAGTAATGACTGGCAAGATGCAGTATTTGAACTAGATGACCTCGTAAGAGAGACTAAATTAGAACTACAGACATTTCACGAAAAGGGTAATAAGTCTGCAGGTACAAGAGCAAGAAAAAAGATGTCCGAACTTGCTAAATGGTGTGCTAATCAGCGCAAAGCAGTACAAGACGCGAAAAACAATCCAGAACCAACAGTATAAGATAAGTAGTAATGTTTAAAACTTTTGATAATGTACTCAGTGAAGCATTACATAGCGAGATACTTGAAACGGTATCTCGCACCGATTTTCTTTGGTCATATTCAGAGAATACTGTAGATGACTACATTGGTGATGATAGTCCACAATTTACAAGAGTTATTCAATCCGGCAATAGTCTTATGTATCAACCAGGCGTCAAGTGGGTAGATGCAATACTCACTGCACTTGACATTCCTGAATGTGAGGTAATCCGTGCGAAGGTAAATATGCTGTTTCCGCGAATAAGAGCAACTTCAGCATTACCATTTCATGCAATGCACACCGATGTTAATACAGATGCAATAGATGCAGACAAGTTTCATAGCATTCTATACTATATCAACGCGGCAGACGGTAATACGTTCTTCTTTCCTGAGACAGGTGAGAATTTCGAAATACCACCTACAATGAATAATGCAATACACTTCAACAGTCTTCTTAATCATGCTTCTAGCAGTCCGGTAGATGCTTCTAGGCGACTTGTAATGAATATAATAGTAAAATATAAATAATACTAATAAGGAGATTTTATGGATCCGTATATCCACACAATATTAGCAACAGCAATGCTTTTCATCGCATGGCGTTTCGGTAAATGGCAATCTACTAAAGACGCATTAGAGCGTTATACAGAGACATTAGAAGAACACGGTTATATACACATTCAAAAGATGCGAGATGGGTCATACGAGTTCATAAAGCACTGGAAACATCAAGCAGAAGAGCAATCACAAGAGCAATGAATGAGTTCGAATACTTATGGATGCTTATAGTCATATCCATTTGTTTCGCAATTATTATGATTTTTATGCTTCTTTTTACTTGACATTTATGTAAAGTTCTGTTATATTATATAAGTAAGATGAATTGTAACAGAGAGGTTTTCAAATGGTTACCAATCGTCCCAAATGTCAAGTTCCCAATTGCGGTAAAAACGCACACAATACAAGCACAACTGCTAATCCAAGATGGCGCAAATCAACATGGGTTCGCGAAGAATTCGGTGTTGAAGAAGGTTACGTCTGTAGCAAGCATCACTTCACGAATTATGGCATTGCCGGTTGGGTATACAAACAGCATCGCAAGACGTATTGTGAAAACATCGATAATCGTCTAGGTCACGGCAAATGCACAACAACAATCATTGATCTTGAATGGCAGTTAGAAGTCGACCACATTG